AATGCTGGATATTTTATTTATTGCTAACATTAGGTTACTGAGAGGATTGTCACCATCCAAAAAGTGGATTTGGTCTACCTGGGTAGACCTCATTCCAAAACACGCTAGTTCTTTATAAAACTCTTGATAAAAATCATCTCGCGTTAAATAGTGCTTTGTTATAAAGTGATAACTTAAATCAAACGCTATTGCGTACATACTAAAGTCCTTAATGGAAAAACAATACTTTAACTGTTCCGCCAGCAAGAGCCAAGAGACCACCCCACATAAATTTACGGATGTCGCCTTTTATTTCTTTTACGTCTGCCTTTAATTCTTTTACGTCTGCCTTTACGCCGTTTAAATCTTCTTTTACGCTGGTTAAATCTTCTTTTGTAGCCACATGATCTAATGCAGAATTTAAAGCATAGGTTTGGGTTCTGGCTTGTTCCTCTGGAACTCCCCCAGCTTTTAGTTCTTCAAAAAATTTTAATGTATTAATATGTTCCAATTTATTGCCCCCCTTTTTAACATTATACCTATCTAACAAACTATAAACAAGCACTAGAATTGCCGCGACTAACATAAATCACATTAAATAACAAGCCCCTACAAAAAATACTTTCACGGCTAATATCACGGCTAATTTCACAGTTATCCACAAAACCCTGTGCAAAATTTGCACAAATCTAGAACGTGAACTAGAGTTAAATTACTAGGTTTATACAGGATGTAGAAACTTAGGTTCCTACCGAGCCATCGGGTATAAATGGTCGCGAACTCAGCGCATGAGGTTATTTTACCGTCACGGGGAAATAGTGGGTTTATGGATGATATAGAAGCTTCAGGGATCGAAGCGCCAGCTACTGAAAGTGAACCTGAAAAGACACTACCAGTTAGCAAGGTGAATGACATTGTTAAACGGGAAAAAGCCCATGTTGCTGAACGCGTGCGTCAACAGATGCAAGCCGAGTATCAGGCAGAACTTGAAAAGATTCGTGCTGAATCTGCTGTACAACCAGCGGCTACGGGCGAAAACTATACCTCCGAAATTGAACGGCGAGTATATGACAAGCTCATGCAGGATTTGCAAAAGCATCGTGATGAGGTTGAAAGAAAAGCTCAGGAAGATGAGTTAAAGACAATTGCTGATCAGTACTACCTTAAAATGGGTAAAGGCTCTCAGCTATTTGAAGACTTTAACGAAGTCATGGGTGATTTTGAACCTGATAAATTTCCCAATGCTGTAATACTAGCAGCTCAAATGGAGAATACGCCAGAGATTATGTATGAACTGGCTAATAACCCATCGAAGTTGTTAGAAATAGATTCGCTAGCTAAGACCTCGCCTAAATTGGCGACAAAACAGCTAGAACGTTTATCGAAATCGATAAGCCAGAATCTAGAAGCAAAAACCAACAATGTTAGTGCCCCTCCTCCTTTATCAAAACTTAAATCTTCTTCGGTCGGTATGGATAGCGGCAAGATGACGTTGAAGGATTTTAAGAACGCCCCTTGGTTGAAAGGCTAAAGGATCGTTAACCTCTAACTATATTGCCATGTCTTTACCTGGATTAACTCTAGATAAAGGGAAATTTTACCATGGCAGGACCAACAAATATATTACAACAAGTGCAAACATACCAAATGTCTTCACTTGCGTTTCTACAAAACTTAAATTGCTTTATTTCTACCTCGAACACTAAATTTAAAAACTTCGAGAAATTAGTAGGAAACTTAGGGGATTCAGTAGGTTTTGATTTACCTCCTAGAATGACTACTACTAACTCTTTGGTTGCAACTTTTCAACCAGCCGATCAAAGAATACAAACTTTGGTTTGTGATCAATCAGTTTCAACTAGCTATGCATTCACATCTCAACAATTTATATTCAATGTTGAGGAATACATGGGGCGTTTCGGTAAAGCTGCTGTTCAAGAAATTGGCGCACAAATCGAAGCTAATGTCGCACAAAATTGTGTAACTAATACTTACAGATTCTTTGGCGATGGTGTTAATCCAATTAATAGTTACACTCAATTAGCTAATGCATTAGCATTATACCGTAACTATGGTTCAGCTACTGGCCGCGCTAAAGCATATATTGGTGACACTGTTGTACCTAACATCGTTGGTACTGGATTAAACCAATTTGCAATGGATCGTAATAACAAGATTGCGAACTCGTGGGAATTAGGAGAGTTCTCTAATTGCGATTGGTACCAATCTAACTTATTACCAATTCATATAGCCGGAACAGAAGGCCAACAAGGAAGCACTTTAACTGTAGTATCAACTACTTTAGATGCTAACGGCGCCGTAACAGCAATCACCTTTAGTGGTACTCATGCTGCAAACGATGCTAACTCTGTTCAACAGTACGATAAATTCCAATTTAACGATGGTGTATCTGGATATACTAACTTGCGTTACAGAACCTTTATCGGTCATAAGGTATCTGCTAACCCAGTTCAATTTCAAGCTACATCGGCTGCTGCATCCACTTCTGGATCTCAGGTAACCGTTAATATTTACCCAGCATTACAAGCATCTGCTACTAATGCTCAAAACTTGAACACTCAAATATTACCTGGTATGCAAGTATCGGTATTACCAAGTCACAGGTCTGGGTTGATAACAGCTGGCGATCCATTGTTCTTAGCAATGCCAAGATTGCCTGATCAAGTACCGTTCCCTACAGGAAACGAAAACGATCCAGAAACAGGTGTGTCAATGCGTATGTATTACGGAACTCTATTTGGACAGAATCAGATGGGGATGATCCACGATGCAATATGGGGTAGTACACTTGTATCAGAATATGCGATGGCTTTGGTATTTCCGTTATAAATATGTGTCCAAACTTTATTTTTCATGGATTTAAAGATATAGTGAATTTCTTTAAATTGCAAGAGAAATATTTATGGCGCTTAAAACGGTCTTATGTAAAAGATGTGGAAAAGAAATCCAAAGAAGACAATGGGGTATTTGTAAGGAATGTTATGAGAAAGGTAAAGCTGAAAGAAGAGCTAAAGTTAAAGCTAAAATTCGTGCCGAAAAAAGCTTGCCTCCTTATGGTTCAGGGCTTCGGAACCCCATTTGTTTACTTTGTGCGAGTCTTAAAGAGAATAAAGATAGTGGTTATTGCAATAGTTGCAAAAGAGAAGCTGCTAGCGCTAGGCGCATTATGCTTAAAAAAAATAATCCTAACTTTATTCAAGAAGAAAGAAGCCGCAGAAAAGAAAAGTACTCTAGGTGTGCTGAATATAGACATAAAGTCAAAATTCAGAATTTTACCTGGCAAGCTATCAAATTCGGTGTTCTTGTTCCTCAACCATGCGAAGTTTGTAGTAAAACAGAAAATATTGATGCTCATCACACAGACTACTCAAAACCTCTTGATGTTAGGTGGTTATGTAAAAGTTGCCATATTAAACACCATAGAGAACTGGAGCGCAATAAAGCAACTGAACAATCTTAATTTAAAAGGAAGAATGTTATGACAATACAACCAAATTACCCTATGGTTAACCTTGGTAACCTTTATGTCCAAGGTGGTGCGCTTTCCTTTGTAAGTGGCACTAGCATTACAATTGCAGCTGGACAGTTCCGCGATTCAACTAACGTTAATGATATTGTTTTATCAAGCGCAGCTACTATTGTGGCATCTGCTAACGGAGCTAATGGATTAGATGTCGGCTCTTTAGGTAATAGCACTTTATATGCTGTTTACGTAATAGGAGATTCTACTGATTATAATCCAACTGCTGGTCTTTTATCAGCTAGCTTTAGCGCTCCAACACTACCTGCTGGTTATGATATGTTCCGCCGTATTGGATGCGTATTAACTAGTGGTGCTGCTGCAATTCTAGACTTTAGCCAATCTGGTCGTACTATGTGGTATGCGGCTGCCATTGCAACTGCTGTAACTGTTGGTCAATCTACTGCATTTGCTCTAGTTAATGTTTCAGCAATGGTACCAAGTACTGCAAACTCAGTAATACTAGAATCAGTTTTAACAGCTGATGCTGGTGGTACTCGTACTGCTGCTTTTAAAGCTAGCGGTTCAAGCTCAACAGCTGGACAGGTTATTACGTCATCTCCTGCTAGCACTGTTACTAGTACATCTTTAGTTTGTCCTTGCTCGACTATATCAAGCACAACTGGCGTTGATTACTTAGTATCAAATGGCTCTGCTTCATTAGCAGTTTCTGTATTTGGCTACGTAGATCAATTATAAGGAGCACTTGTCCATGGCTTATCCCGTCACATTGCTAATTTCTGAGGCATTTTATACCTCGGGAATCGTATCACGCAATTTCCAAACAGTGGCGGGTGACCAGGAGCAAACGGGCTTTTTAAAGCTAAACGAAATCTTATCTGATACTGCAATTGAGGAAGATATGATCCCTTATTTTACGACATCATATGCCTTTAATGCAGTGCCTGGACAAGAAATGTATTTTATCCCAAACCTATCTGATCCAGAAACTTTAACGTTCTTTATTAATACCATTCGGTATCAAATGAGGAAAGAATCACAAGATTTATATTTTGGGGCAGCAAGAGCAGAAAACGTTGAATCATTGCCTTATAACTGGCATTGTGAACGTTGTTTAGGTGGCTGCAATTTATTTATCTATTTCTTTCCAGATACCGCGTACCCAATGCAGTTGACAGGACGCTTTAGATTGCAAACAGTAACTATTAATCAAGATTTATCTTTAATCCTTGATCAATACTACATTAACTATTTGCAATATAGATTAGCAGATAGATTGTGTACTGCCTACAACTTTGCACCTTCTCCATCATTAACTAAACAACTACTACAATACCAACAAATGATCTCAAAACGATCTAGCCCTATGGATTTAAGAATTAATAAAATATCGACATTAACTCCAAGTCAAAGCATTAATTATGCACAAATAAATCTTGGAAAAGGGTGGACTACCGATTAATTTATAGGATTGTGCCATAAATGAGACAAACGCCAAACTCACGAAGAGAAGAAGTAAATGTTGTCGGTGGTTCAACTTTCGGTCGATACAAGAAAATCTCAAGTGAAAAAACCTATAATATGTTCGTATCTGATGAATGGCTAGTTAACACCGCTGGATATCAAAAGGTTTATGAATTACTTCCAGAAGGATTAGGCCGTGCTGTTTTTACTAGTATTCGTGGTAATCGTTTAATTGTTGTAGTCGACAGTTTTGTTTATTCATTAAATGAGCATCTTGTCCCTACTTTTGTAGGAATGCTGGGAACTGAAAGAGGCGTTGTATATATAGATGAAAACCTAAACTCACAGATTTGTATTGTAGATGGATTAAATGCTTATATCTATAATTATTCGTTACCAGGATCTAGTTTAACGGTTCAAACTGGTTTAGGTAATCTTGTCCCTGGCTATGTAGATTATCATAATACTTATTTTCTTTTTGGAAATGCTGACAGAACAACTAATGGTGCTGCATGGTATGCTTATCAATATGCTACTCCAACAACCATTACACAAGCAACTACTGGCCAATTTGCTTTACAAACCAAACCTGATTATGCGCTTGCTGTCGTTAGAATTCCTGCTCAATCAGCTAACGTTTTAGTTATGGGAACATCAGTTTGCGAAATATGGATGCAAATTGGGGGATTACAAAACTATAGAAGAAATCAAAACGTAAGCGTAGATTATGGCTGCGCTTCTGTTTCAACTATTGCATCTTCAGATAAATTTATAGCATGGCTAGCTATAAATGAAAATAACGCCCCTACTAT